CCCTACCAAAAAGAGTAGTACCTGTAGCAAATTGATTATCTGTAAATTCTTGGATAGTAACTAGGCTAAATACAGCCATAACAGTGAAACTATCAGTAGGAGTATATTCTAACATTGTAGTATCAGCTACAACAGCTCGATCATCTGTACCATCAAATGAAGCTTTTCCATTACTTATAGAAGCTCCATTTTGAAGTGTAACATCATTATTGTTACCTGTTAAATCAAATAAAGTTGTACCACTACCTGGGTATGATTTGACTGCGTCACAATCTACAGCCATAACTAAATCTTTAGTTACAATATTTGGTCCTCTTGCAATGCCCATTATTAATTATTTAAATCATTACTACCTGAGTACATCCAAGCACTTCCAGTTAATATATTTAAAATTTCATCGTATGTGTAGGGTCCTTCTTTGGTTGTTAAATTAGAAACTGTTGGGGGTATATCTCCTATATACTTAACAAAAGTTTGAGATCCCGAATAATTTAAACGTAAAGTATCTATACTAGTTTCTTGTACTTGATTAAAGTTAATTGATGAAGTTTCACTAGTATCAAAGATAACCCATCTATAATTATCCCACATAATAAATTATTTTATTATAAATATTATATATTTCTCTTTACTGTTGTAGGAAATGATTTAGTAGCGGGTTTATGTTTAGGATTTTCTAAATCAAATATTTGTTTTACAGATTTAAATATATCAAGGTTTTCTTCTTGAGATCTAGTAGATTCATAAATTTCCCATCCTTTACCTTTTAATTTTTTACCTGATTTATCTTGTCCTCTTGATTTAGATTTCAACCACATTACACCTATTCTTTCAGCTGTTTTACCAAAACATTCTTCATACATTTTAGCATATATAGCTGATTGTAAATCATATGTAGTTTGTAAATGGTTTGATGTTTTAAAATCAATAATCCAAAGTACATCATCTATTTCACAAATTAAATCACAAGTACCAGCTACTTTTAATTCATCACTAAATAAGTGCACCTCAGTTTCTATTAAGGTTGGTTTATATGTTTCCCAAAAATTAACAAATTTTAAAAACATTTGCCAAACATTTGGATCCATTTTAGGATAACCATGTTCGTTTAAATAATTAAGTTCTTTACCCTTAAAATATTTTTCAATCATTAAGTGAACAGCATTACCTTCTTCACTTGCTTTTTTAACAATCCAATCAGCACTATATCCTACTTTTTTTAACCAATCTTCAAAATGTTTACCTTTGGGATAACTCTGCAAAACGTAAGTTACAGAGGGATAATACTCACCATTTCTTCTATAATATCTAGAATCCGGTAAAGTTATTTGTTTGTGGTCATCTGATAATTCAATTATCCTATCATATGTTTTTTTAATCATACTGCTAGTTTCTTTTCCATTAAATTAGAATAGGTTAACGGTTGTGTTTTTTGTATAAGTTTAGTAAAATTACTAAATCCCATTTCACTAGGATCCTTATCTTGTAAATCAACAAGATAGACTTCTTTGCCTTCTGCCATTAACATTTCACAGAATTTTAAAGCTTGTTTAATTGCATCCCTATCTAATGCAATATAAATTTTATTAACTAATGAAGTAACTAATTTCTTCATTAAATTATTTTGAATATTTTTTCCTAATAATGGTATTGCATTTCGTTTAATAGCAATAGCATCAAATAAACCTTCACATAATATTACTGGTACATTCCAGTTTATTAAATGTTCATTTGGAATTATGTTTCTTGATACTGATGGGTTTCTATATTTTACGTAAGGTTCTTTTTCAAATGAACGAGCTGTAAAATAATTTAATTGACCATCATCGTTATAAGTTGGTATAATAATCATATTAGCATATAATCCACTCTTACAGTATCCTATATTATACTTTATTATATCGTATTTACTTATATTTCTTCTTTTTAAGTATGCTAACGCGTGCTTAGCAGTGATATCGCTGTTATTAACAGTAGAAAGACTAATAAATTCGGAAGGTAATGTAATACTACTATCTGATTTGTTAATTTTAAACGATTTAGAAGACTTAACTAAAGATTGAACCTCAGATATTTTATCTGATGGTGCTTTTATTTTTTTAAATAATTGGTACACAGAGGTACCTTTTACATCACATGCCCAACAATGCCAAGGATTTTTACCTTCTTTATTTTCTGTTAAATTTACCTCTAATTTTGGTTTATGGTGGTTACAAAACGGGCAGTGGTATGCATAGTTATTTCGAGCAGTAGCTTTACCCGAACCCAATACAGAGTTTACTAATGTAACCAGTAATTGATTTACCATATTAGATACAATATACAATATTATTCTATGGTTTCCACGAGATCTTCAAATTCTGTATCTTTTAGATCTTTAGTAAAAAACTTTCCTAAAATATTATCATTAAAAAACTCATCAGGTTTTTCTAATACCTGATAAAGCATTTGGTATTTTACTTCAAAATAAGTAAGTGTTTTTTTATCATGGCAAATTTTTAATATTACCCTTTCAAATTCATCTTTTTTACCTTCAAGTAATAATTGTTTTATATCTTTTTGTGATCCGTAGTAATTTAACCAATCTGATTCTTTTACTACTAATTTATATGCAGGACGACGGCCAACTACACCTTGTAGTTTTTCTAATTCTCGTTTTCCAATTTTTTGTTTTTTATTGTGGAATAATACTTTTTTCCCAATGTAAGACTTCCCAGAAGGTTTATGTGTAACTATATAAACGAAACCAAATGTATTTTCTGGAAATTGAGTAACGTCCCCTATTTTGTGTGTTTTATAGGTCCAACTCATAATTTTTGTTTTGTATAAATATAAATAAAACCTTTTAGATAGACAAATAATTATCTATCAATGTTTACTAAAATTGTAGTATCTGTTGTTAATGATGATTGTAAAGGTTTAGCTAATTTACCAACAGCTAATAAATTAAATGAATTATCGTAAAGTCCAACCGTAGTAATATACGGGCTAAAATAAGAACTAGTAGCAAAATCTAATGGTTTTCCAAAAGAAGCTGTATTAGAATAATCAATATCACTACCTGAGAATTTAGTTGGTATTTGACTTCCTGTTATTATGCTAGGATTAAGAGAATAATTATATTCATCTTCAAATACTGTTACTTGATATTGTGTTTCATAAATTTGTATAGAACTTGAAAATGACATTGTAACATTAGAAGATGTAACAAATCCTAATGTATTAATTGTATCACCATCAATTGTATCTCCAAAAATTGTAATAATACCATGATCGTAGATAATATTACCATTCATGTATTCGTAAGTACTGCTACCAGCTGGTGCGAATTTAAGTCTTCCTTCTCCATCATCAATAATTGATCCACTATTTTCAACATCTAAAATAAATGATTCAGGTTGAATATAATCTCCATAAAGTTTTGATGGAATTGAAACAACTCCCACTTCAGCTGATGCCGTTTCGGCGCTTGCAGTTACTATAAATCTATTAGGCCATAGTGTAGTTTGTTGATAATCATAATAATTTGTTGATTGTTTATTACCAACCATTACATTTCCGCTTTCATCAGCACCTAAAACAATACTTCCAGAAGTTGCCGCTCCAACAAAACCTGCACTACCAGATAAGTAATTAGCATAATAAAGTTGCTTAACAGAATTATAAACTAAAACTTCAGGTATTTGTTGACCCGAAATGTTACCGGTTAAAGATTGAGAAACTAAATAATTTCCTGATTTGCCTAAATATCTATCAATTCCAACATTGGTTTCAGTTAAGCCTGATCCCGAAAAGGAAAAACCTTTATTTACCTCCAGTGGAGATACTATTATATCTTGCGAGTTTAGTTGTTTGAAAGCGCTCATTCATTTTAGAAATCTAATTTAACTCTAATAAGTGCCTCTTTTGTAAAATCTTTTTGTATTGGTTTTGATAATTTTGCTACTGCTAATAAATCATTAGAATCATTGTACATACCAACTGTAGTTGGATATACTGTAGGATTATCAATAAAATACGTGTAAATTACTTCTCCTGTTGATCCTGATATAAAACTTGGATTTTCGGAGTAGTTAAATTCACTGTTTCTTGCTCTTACAAATACAAAATCAGATGTTATTGTTTCTTGAGAATTTAATTTAAATACATTACCATTAGTATCACCAACTGAACCGGAAATATGATTATATA